TATTTATTCCCCTATCTCTTTTAATACTTCTTCGCGAGTCATATTATTTTTTTGCATAGAATATTGAATATCTTCTTCAGTAGCTGGAGCATATTGTTGTTGTGCCGATTCAACCTTCTTTATTGCCTCTTCCTTTCCTTTTTTTCCCTTATAAGGCTCCGTGCTGACCTGAGCTTCCTGGAACGTTCTTAATTCTCTTTTAAGAACCTCTCTGGCTTTTAGCAACATTAACTTTGCAGTTTCTGGGCTCGTTCCAAAAGATGCGGGATTAGAGATCATTTCAAGCTCTTTTGCAACTTTCTCCCGAACTGACTCTCCAAGCATTTGCCTTAATTGTTTTGCTTCAAATTTAGCGGCAACAACTGATTCTTTATACCTTTGATATTCTGGAGATGGACTTCCCAACATATCCATTAGCTGTTCTTGTTTTAATTTTAATTGACCGGCAGGTCCAGAATACATAGTAATAGCATCAGGGTCTATAGAATCCATAGACATTTCTATATTTCTAGCAGCAAGTGCTTTCTTTCTAGTATCTTGATCTGACCTTTCCTTATTAGCCGCTAACTCTAAGTTTTTTGTTTCTTGAGAATTAGGGTCTTTTTCCCTAGCTTTTGCCAATTCTTGATCTATTTTAGTAGTTTTAGTTGGCGCAAACCTTCCTTCCCCATGAGAGTAAATATGATTTTCCATTGCTTGTTTAAAATAATTAGCCTCTTCTGAATCTGGTCCAAATTCTTTAACTGCATTTTTATAATCTTTCTGCAGTTTAAATGGTTCAGTTGGAGCATATTGGTTTTCACCCTTAGCCTGTTGCGCATGATGGAGTGCTTGTGCGTGCTCAAGTTTTAGTTTTGCCAATATTTGCTGTTCTTTATATTGAGCCTCTAAATCCTTCATAAAGTTATTTGCCTGAGATTGGTATAGGTCATTCTGTCCTTGCTGGAGTTGCTGACCTAAAATCTGAGGAGCAACCATTCCCTGATATTGCCTAGCAGCATTCTCAAAGATTCCACCCTGATTCTCTGGAGCTGGAAAATTAATTGTATTAAAGGCCATTAGAAATAACCCCCTTGACCGCTTCCATATCCGCCACCAGTCGGAGGTGTGAACCCTCCTCTACTTGCGCCGCCCCATCCTCCGCCACCGCCTTGTCCCATCATTGCGGGACCAAACATGTTCACAGAGTTCTGAAGGCCGTTCCCGAGCGCCATCCATCCTCCTATGTTGTTCTGGGCATTTTGACCGCGTCTCATAGCGCCAGCATAGTCGTTGGTAGCTCTAGAACCTGCAACATTAGCCAGAATGTCCGCCAGACCAGTTGATGCATTAAATCCACGATTTGCTACATTCTCTTGGGCATTCATAGCGCTTTGGAGAGCTCTTTCTCTTCCTTGCATTCTATTTTCGTTTCCAAGTAATCCGGCCTGAGTAATGCCTAATGCATTTTGTAAATATTGCTGCATATCACTTCCAAGAAGGCCCTGAACCGTTTCCGCTTGCTGTTGCTGGTTAAATGGAGTTCCTGCAAATCCTCCTGATGAGGCAGAGTTTCTCATAGCATCAAGCATTTGTTGTTGCTTGAATCTATATCCTTCTGAAGGATTATATCCACGCATCAAGGCATCCATAAATTCTGTAGGGTTATGAGCCATTCTTTCATATTGATTAGACATGGCGCTTGGCTGTTCATACAAACTTCTATATTGACCTTCCAAATTAGCTAAATTAGTAAGCCCTTGATGACCGTGCTGTATATAGGGATCATAATATGGTCGAGCTTGACCTGGTATGGTTGCAAGATGTTGTTCAGCTGCAACATTAGGGTTATTTCTTCTGCTTGCCCTATTGCTTGCTATCTGTCCGCCTACGCCTAAGGCCAATTGAGCCAATGAACCGAAAGTCATCCTATTCTCCCTATACGCTAGTTATTGTTTCAATAATCCCAGGCGCCGTACAAAGTTGCATCTTCGCTATACTTATATTAAACCAAAAAGCTCCAGTTGGAAAATCATTGGTCAAAGTTGCGACTTGAGCATTTGTTAAGCCTTGTGGCAGCCACCAATTATCATCTAAAAATTCTCTCAAAGTTTCGTTGAGCTCGACATTATAGTTTTCTTGACTTGCATCTTGAATGTATGTTGGAAGCGTTAAGTTTGTCATGCGTAAATATCCAAAGTACAGGTGTTAACGATTACAGAACTAGTAGACCAGAACCTGAATTTAAAGGTTAAAGAATTTGACTGCCCCATTCTTTCCCATGTCAATTGATTTCGCCTATATCCTATTGGATTTAAGTTTCTAGAGACATAATTGCTCCAAGTAATTCCTTCGTCTTGTGAAATGGCTAAGTCAACACGAGGAATATAAGCTGGAGGTGGCGCATGAATATTGCTTATAGGTTCTGGTAATCCAATATAATTCGGATCGCTTCCCTGGTCTATCATTAAGACCAACGAATTAGCAATAAAGCGAGCAGTATCAGGAAGCCTAATCGTATTAGTAATTCGTGCTCTAGGTATGACATAATTTAATGTTGGGTCCACTGAACCTATACTTTCATTATAGGTTGTAAAGTCTGTATTGTCTTCGTAAATAGAACCGTTATTCAAAGAAACGAAATAGGTTTTATGATTGAAGTAAACGTAATTCCTAGCAGGATGATAGTTCTCATAATGGTCAGTCAAGTCAAAGAATTTCTCTGTTGTAAAATCATAGGTTAAAGTTAAATTATCAGCCGGATTGTAAAATGTAAGCTGATAGAACAAATGACCATCTTTTCGAACAAACATAGCAGTTGATTGTGCTGGAAAATTGATATTACTTAAAACATGGTCTATGCCATCGGTTGATATTGGCTGGTATCCATTTCCTGTATATACAAGAATAATTGGTGCATTGTTTTCGTTTTCAGCTAACCATGCTACGTACTTGTCAGAGGTTGCTATTGTTCTAACAGAAACGCAACCATAATCGATGTTAATGGTATTGTTACGTCTATAATTCTGCAATCCACCAACATTGGTAAACACTTCGCAAACTGATGTTCCAAATACCAGTACATTGGCAGCCTGTCCAGGCAACCTTACAACAGCAATTGGATAATCAGGCTTTGTCTGTAAGGCAAAAGTATTAGTTGCTGAAGTAGAAATAGTTGTAGGTGTTGCAAAAGAATATGCATACCATGAAGCCCCCGTTCCAGAATTAATTCCATTACCAAACAAGAAGAAGGTGTTGTGATAGACAACATAATTTGGAATTAGGGGCGTAGTTACCTGAACTGTTAAATTTGGAAACCCCAAAGAGTAATTATATATATAAGCATTAAATCCATCCACTATACATATCTGAGCATTTAGATTTTCATCGATGAATACTTCACCATTAGCTGTCGCCAAATTTCCTATGAAAGTGGTTCCAAGAACGGTGCTAATGCTATATACACTAGAATTAACGACAACCAGCATAAATCCGCCGCGAATAGAGTTGAATATTCCTCTGCCTTCGCCCGTTGGAAATATCTCTAATATTCTTTGATATCCGGATGTATTAACTAACCACTCATCAGTTAAGTAAAGATTGTAGGTACGCTCACTCGATATTTTTGGGAATCTTCCAAAAATTGATGAGCCAGTTACGGCAACGGGGACTTGTGACGACCCGGGAGTTTCTCTCATTTAATACCCTGATGATCTTGGAGATAGATAATGGCTAAGTCTAATATCTCAATTGAGTCTAAAGCATTTCCTATAATGACATTGCATCTATGGCAAAGAAGACCACGAACTTTTCCAGTCTTATGGCAATGATCTAAGCATAACCTGGTAATTGTTCCTGGGGTTCTGCCGGCGCGCGTTTCCTCACATCCGCAAATCCTACATAGTCCTTTTTGATTCTCATACATATTGTCATAATCTTCATGAGATATCTTTTTAATCCTAAGAATTTCTTTTAACACTCTTTCAGATCTGCCTACATTTTTCAATGATTGCTGATACTCTCTTTTTCTTCTAATTGACCATTTTTCAGGATTATCAACTCTATCTTGAGCAATCTTTTCATTAAACCAATCTCTATTAAGATTTCTTTTTTTATTTGCTGATTCAGCATGACACGCACGACATCTTGACTGCGTAGTAAGTGCATCTCCACTTATTTTTCCATGTTTTCCACAAA